AAAGGTTTTATAAACGTAATAACAAAACGCTTTGAAATAACCGGAGTCTTTTTCTCTGAGGTTTCTTTTTAATCTGTTGGCTGGACTTGCATAATATTTTTTCTTGTATTCTCTGCTTCGAGCGTTGAATTGCTCTCTGGCTTCTTGTGAAGCATTGCGCTTTTTAAATTGTTTCTCAGCAGACTTTTGACTCAGGCATGGCTTGCAGTGTGCTCTTCTCTTCCATCGCTTCTCTCCATTGCAAGAATTCACTTTGCTCCATTGGTGGAGTTCTGGTGGCGTCAATTCTCCACAAGTCTTGCAGATGAATGACTCTTTCTTTTGCCTTTCAATCCTCTCTTCTGCTTGTTTTCGTCTTTGCTCATTCCTCTTTGCTGCGGCTTGCTCTCTTTTTAGTTTTTGTTTTTCACCATGATACCGTTCTGAACTTTTCTTCGCTAAACAGGTTTTGCAACGTGAGGAATATTGTCTCCAAACCCTGTCGCCATTTTTTAAGCGATACCATCGCCAATTTTGAAGTTCAGGTGTCATCAACTGTCCACAAGTCTTGCAGTGAATTACTTCTGCAAGCTTCCGGTTGACATACTCCTCGTCATAAATGTCCGCCATTACCTCATCTGCTTTCGCAAGGTTTCAAAGCGTTTCCGCTCGTCTTCGAGTTCGTGAAGCTCGACATGGCTGCGGTTCATCGAAAGGTGATTCATTCTGAGCGGTTTGCTTGGATTGCCAATGTAGACAACCCCAGGCTCAATCCTTGAGCGGCTATGGACTACCGTACCCATGCCAAGCATTGTGTATGAGCCAATGACGCTGTATTGGTGAACGCTGACGTTTAACCCTAAATTGGCGTTCCGCATGACGTGGCAATGTCCAGCCAGCAAAGCAGAGTTGGCGAGCGTGACGTTCTCTTCTAAGAAACAATCATGAGCAACGTGACTGCCTGCCATCAAGTAAGCGAACTCTCCGACTACGGTTTGGCGTTGTATTCCAGCGTGAACCGTGACGTATTCACGAATCACTGAGCCTTTGCCGATCTTGACGCCCATCAGCTTGCGTCTGCTGCGGTGTTGTGGGTCAGAACCAATGACTGCGCCAGGATAGATTTCGCAGTTTGCGCCTATGTCGAGTGGCCCATAGAGACAGACATTCGGCCCAATCTGGACGTCTTTGCCAAAGGTAACGTCACCTTCAACGTGAACAGTTGAATGAATGTTCATAGCCAGTGCGCCATCAATTCAGGTTCGATGTTTGGTGGTTTTGGATTGCCGTGAAAGTAAACGATTCGCGCCTTGCTTCTATGCTCCGGCTGGTGTGTCCAGTGAACTTTGTAAGATTGAATCTGATGCTCAAAGGCTTGGTCGAGCCTTGTGGCGTTCAAGCAAACCGCACGAAGAAAAGCCATTTCACTTGGTAGGTTCTTATATTGATAATTGATTCCACTTTCTGCTCGGTGTTGCCAAAGATTCCAGATTCGTTTGACTTCAGCGGCTGAGAATAAGCCGATACCGTTACAGATGGTGTGAGGCTCGAATGGGTCTGTCAGTAGCCCACATTCACCTCGCCAGTTCAGAAGCTCGTCAATGTTTGCGGTGATGAGCGTATCCAACCCAATGATAAACCTCCGGCCTTTGCCTAGTCCTGGCCTGAAGGCTTCCATGACACAAGCCCAACCCAAGTCCTGACAGTCGAGCGAAACTTGCGTGACGGTTTCGTTGAAGGTGTATTCTCTGTCCGTCAGGCAAATCAACTTGTGGCTTTTTGTGGTATTGCGCTTGATCGCTCGCGCCAACTTGTCCACCCATTCGGAAGAGTAGCCAGCGTTTGCGCTATAGCTCGGCAGGTGCTTTTCTTTGCCGTTGAAAAGAATACAAACAATGTCCATCAGGCCGCCACCTTCCTCTGTCTTTGATCCATAATCTGTTTGCGCCAGTAGGCAAAATTTCTAGGCCAGTGGCGTTTAATCGCGAGTTCGCCAACAAAATCAAAGTCGAGACGTCCAGCTTCATATTTTGACTTTCGAACGTAGATGATTACCCACTCGTCGCGAGTCGCTTCCTTGTATCCGGTACGCCTCTTGATCCCATACATATTCTTGGCTCTATCTCGCACAACGAAATAACGCCACTTCTTCTTTCTGCCGGATTCCTCGGTTGTATTCTGTGCTGCGTCCGCATTTGCTTTCAGATAACTCAGCATTTGCGTAATCATGCCTCTCTTCAGATTCCCATACTGGTCAAGCGGAATGCCTTCTGCTGGAATTCCGTAATAACCTTTTGGCATTAAGCCTTCACGGTACAAAGACTTCTCAAAGCGTTTAAATGCTCGGTCTTCACCTGTGATGTGTGGCAGTAAAATTTCCTCACCTGTTAAGGTGCTACCAACCACGCCTTTGAGGTCTTTCGCGTAGACTCTGCCCGATTGCTTTTTGATGTCATACTCGACAAAGAGTGAGCCTCTGCGTCCTGGCTTCTTTTTGTTCTTCGGCACGATGAAAGGTGTTGGACGATCAAAGACGTCTTGCATTTCTTCGTACAAGGCAAAACGTACATCGAAGAGTGTATCTCTGACTGCCTTGCCTACAGCATCCGGCATTTTCTTAGCGACTGAGCGCAGATACTGGCGCGGAATCTTTAAGCCCGTGTCTCCTTTTAGCGGCATGGCTTATCCTTTGGCAAAGTTTACAAGCTTTGAAATCATTGAAGAAAACCTTGGTGTTGGGTTTATGCGTTTGGCAAGATTCGCAAAAACGCATGGACGGTTTTTGTTTTAGCTTCTCAAGCCTCTCTTCTAAGCGTTCGCTCAGAGGCTTTCTTCTTTCGAGCAAGGTGTAAAGCTTCACGTTCGGCTTCCTCTCTGGTTAGTCCACCATCGAATTCCATGATTGCGGCTCGCTCTTCAAACCAGACGTACAAGTCTGGATCGTAAAAACGTAACCGTTCCACTTCGTCGAAAATCTTTTCATTCATTGAGGCGCAGCGTCAGGCGAGCGTCCGTTAATCGCCTTTATTGCTTTTGATTGAGCAAACCTGCTTCGCGTGGATTGCCAGCACTCGCTGTGTCTTTCCCTCAGTAGTTTAGAAAGACAAAGATTGCCAATCGTCACGCCTCAAAATCCCTGTACAATCGGCTTCCTGTTGCGCCTTCCTGTCCTTGATACTTTCCTTGGTACGGTTGAGCGGTTGGTTCATCCAACTGAAAAAAAACAATTTGGCAAATCCTCACGCCTGCTTTCAACAGGATTGGCTTTTCGCTCTGGTTGTACAGTTCGAGCGTAATCTGGCCTTGAAAGCCTGAATCGACAAAGCCAGCATTTTGAATCTGTAAACCCAACCTTCCGACTGAACTTCTGCCAGCCACAAAAGCCGCTAAGTGATTTGGAACTGAAATCTTTTCCTGAGTTGTGGCTAAAACAAACTTGGAAGGCTCCAGCAAAAAATCTTCGGTCTGAACGTGCTGGTAAACAGATTCTGAATCCAGAAAGAGAAATTTTTGTTTTATGCCTAACTGGGCGAAGGTGTTGCCCAAGTGCAAATCCACACTACATGGCCCAACCTGGGCAAATCGTGGCAAATGCCCCAACTCTTTGAGTCCATTCAAAGTTTGGTGAGAGAGAATCATTTAATCAGCCCAATCAAAATCGTCGTTTGGTGAATAAATCCGAATCAGTCCGGTTTCTCCCCATCGCTTTGAAGCGTGAACGTCCCAGACTTGCTTGTCTTCGCTGAGTAAGGCGTCAATCAGTGCCTTCAAGAGATTGTCAATGTCCGCGGTTTGTCTATGAGGTTTGCCGTTCATTGCTTTCTTTTTCTTGAGGCTCCAGCTTTTCGGCATGGGCAAAATGAATTCAACAGCAAAGCTGTCTGGAAGGTGAAACTTTTGTGTGTGAGCTTGAAGCCGTAAGGTGTCGCAGAAAACCCGATAGCGCAAAACCTCCGGCCTGACTCGCCACTTATCAGAGCGACTTTGACGAGGTTTCGGAACAGGTGAAACGTGAAACGTGATCAAGCAGCAACCGTCCGCACTAGCTTCGCAAAGTATTGGCTTGGTGAATCGGTTTTGCTCGGCTTCTCAGTCTTCACAGGTGTCTCGTCTTTGGTTGTCCAGCGAACGATTGAGTCTGAATCCAGCCAGAAGCCAAAAGGTGCGCGACCAATCGCCTGAAAGAACTTCTGGCCTCCGCAGGGATCTAGGCGTTTGCCTGTCGCTTTGAGTTCTGCTTCCTTGATAAGCCACTCGTCAGGTGTCTTACAAGCTTGGGTTCGGTTGCTGGTGTTGCGTTGTGCGTAACTGCGAAAAACGGCAACGGTTGGTAAGAAGTCACTTTTGAACTCTTTGACCATGCGGTTGAAGCCTTCTTCGATTTGCTTTTCACTCAGGTCATCAAGTCCAATCTGCCAAGCTTGAGCGAGTTCTGGGCTTGGCTTGGTTTTGTAGATTGCGCTCAGTTTGCGTAGTAGCTCGACTGACTGCATTGGTTGTCTCCTTGAAGTTGTTGTTCAATCAAGTCCCATTCGTCAGGCTGGTTGCTTGGTGAGGCTCGGCTTGGTGCTTCCCAAGCCAGATAATGCTCAATGTTTGAAATTTTCAGAAAAGTTGCGGCATGTTGGTTGGGTCTGCAATGGTTTGTTCCGAACCTGTCCAATCGGCATTCTTCGAGATAGTTCTCTGTCGATTTCTGAATTTCCTCCAAGTTGAACTTTTTGCGAACCGCATTGAAGTTGCGCTCGGCCTTGTCCGGTGTTCCTGAAGCAGCTGGTTTCTCAGTGGGTAAGGTCTTGATTGCAGCCAGCCAACTCTTCCACCAAATCTTGAAATCAGACGGTGATTCTTTTGGGGGGGATATAGGGGGATTGTCTATAGTGATTGTTTTTAATGATTCCTTATTATTAGAACCCTTACGATTCGTAACCCTTGGAGGTGACGATTCGTAACCCTTACGATTCGTAACCCTTACCGATTGTAATGGTTGGGCAAGAAAGGCTTCCAAGGCTTCTGAATTCAGCCGAAACCATAGCTTTGGAGGTGAGCCTTTCATTTGCTCTGAAAGAATGCCTTTTTCCTTCAAAAAAGCCTTTGCTCTGCGAAGCACTCTTGCCGTGATTCCGATTTCTTCCCATTCGTCTTCAGTCTTGTAAAACCAGCCAGGTTGATTGTGAAATTCGACAGGCAACCACTCCAAACGGTTCGCGTGGTCTTTCCGGTAAAACTCATCCCACTTCGCAAGTTCTGCCAGTACAACCGCAATCGCTGGGTCTGGACAAGCCTTGAGCAGTTTGTAATTTAGAACAACGTAGTGATTGCCTGCCATCTTGACCTATGCGGCTTCAGTTGCGGTTGCCATCGTCTGAGCAATTTCCTGCTCTACTTGTTTCTGAATAAGCTTCAATCGGTCTACCTCGCCTTTTTTCAAGTCACCTCGTTTGGCGTAGGCATTCGCCAGACTGTTTGCCTCTTCAAGTGCTTCCTGAGTTTGGCAGGATTCAAACTGTTCTTTCAGCAGAAAGAAGGCTTGAGAATCTTCAGGATTGATGACTTTTGGCGCTGGTGGTTCTTCTTCCTGTGCGTCTGGTTCTGGCGTAATTCCCGATAGACCAAAGGCTAGTCGAATGGCCTGTTTCATTGCGGCATGACGAAGCATCCGGCTTGGGTATTGTTTCCAAGGTTGGCTGCCAGTGTTGCACTCGCTCAAGAACTCAGTCACCACGGTTGGTCGCTGACGGTCTTTCCGGTAAATCGTTGCGGTGACGCTGATGACTTGGCCTTTTTCATCCGTTGAATGATTGAATTCGATTCCGTCAAACTGCGGATGCTGGTTCATGATCTTGTTCCAACCGTCCACACTCATCACAACGCTGATGCCTCCAGACTTGGCTGGAAAGGCGTAAATCTCTCGCGTCAATGGATTCAGGTTGTGTTGTTTGGCAACTGCCAGAAATGCCATCAAATGCTCTGGCTTTGTGCCTGTTGGCAAAACCGTCTTGGACAAGACTTCTTGCAGCTCTTCCGGTTTTACCTGGCACTGTTGTGCAACTTGCGCGATTAGGTTTTTTTCGGTCATTGGACTCCTTGACTTTCGTTTTTCAGTCGTTCAATCGCAACGAATGCGTTTGAATTGGTTGTAAGGATTGCTTCAGCCTTCTTTGCCACCACAAAGTCCGGTGGCAACTCTTCCAAATTGAAAACGAAAAACTTGCTTGAACCATCCTTGTTGGATTTCTCAGATCCAGGCATTTCTTTATGCTTGAGAATATATTTAAGGTTCCATGTTCTGAAGACTTTTAAATCTCCGATAAACCAATGATAAAAGCTGTCTTCATTTTCATTTGAAATTGCGTAAAAAATATAATCGCCATAGCCTTCAATGATTTTTTTGAACTCTGTTTTTTGTTTGGCTCTTTCTGAGCGAATAGTAAAATCGTTTTTATAGTTTTTATAGCTATAAGAGCGAACCCGACAAGCTACTCGTATCGGGTCAAAGATAACATCTGTTGCTTCTTCCATATCTTGAAAATCACTTGCTGCTCGAATAACTTTTTTGCCAAGATTCTGCAAAAGGATTTCAAAGATTTCTTTATTAAATCTATCAGACCAATTTTTGCTTTCGTTAAAATCTGGCATTAAAAAATCAATTTCAAATAGAGAAAGCTGTTCAATCAGCTTTTTTTGCTTCCTTGCCCCAGCCATCAAATCCCTCAATGGTTCTGCGGTTAAACATATCTAAACGCCTTCCTCCAGTTGTCCTTCTAAGCAATTCATAAAATTCTTCTGGTTTTGCTGATGAAACAGTTCTGTCTGCATTAAAACACACAAAAAAACTCGTTAAATCTAAAAACTTTGGCGAGCCTTTTCGGGCATACAAAGCGAATTCACAATTATATTGTGGCAACCCATAAGGTTGGATACCTCCTGGCTTGTGCCAGACAAAAGCATTAACATATCGAAGATTCCAAGCATTAAGAATTCTAAACGCCATTGGTAAATGCTTGTGAGTTGTCCAAAGCCATACATGGCAATTATCATCAGCAGGAATCTGAAGATTTGCGATTTCTTCCTCAGTCATTGTTGGGTAGTCAAACGCAACTTGATTTGGTCTTTCTTCTCTTTCAATTTTTTGCATTTCCCAAGGTGGATCAATAACTATTACATCATATAAACCAGTTGGGTTTTCAATTTCTCTTGCTGCAACTTCGTCAAGTTCAGCTTTAATTCTTTTTCTTTGTATCTCTTGAACTGCTTTTGCGGCTGGCATTGCGCCAGACTTTACTTGTGCCGCTAGTTCTGGATTTTTATTGATTAAATCTGCTCTTTGAATTGCGCTACGATTAACGCCAATAGCCTTTGCTCTTTCTTGACGTTCTTTATGCTCAAGATCCGGCTCAATTTGAGCCGCATCTATTTTATTAATTACTTCTGTACTGGATGACATAGTTGCAGATATTTTTGCTCTTCTTTCAGCTTCAATTCTTTGTTTTAGTTCCTTCCATTTTTCAGATCCAGTGACTAAATCCGTAAAAATCAAAGCCTTCTGTTCCTGAGAAACATAATGCCTTCGAGCAAAGTCAGTCTTTTTTACATAATCAAAAGGATCGTCACCTTCGTATTGTTTAAAGATTGGCGTTATGTTATTTGCAATTGCTGCTTTGTATCTATGCCTTCCGTCAAGTATTTTGCCTTCAAAAAGGAGAATAGGTTCATGTTCTCGAAATCCTTGCTTTATTGACTCACAAAGTTCTTCATATTCTTCTTTGCTTTGGTCTGGCAAGCACAAACAAGCTTCATGAAATTTGTATTGCATTCTTCTCTTTAATTCGCGCCTTCCAGCCAGCTTGAGCTTGAGTTGAGAAAAGCTTTATCGCTTACTCCGGCACATGAATGATTGCCCGTTTTTTTAGGGAGGATGGGCAAAACCGGATAACTAGAAGGCTTAATCTAT